GGTACTCTTCTATAATCGAATCTGGTCTTTCCCCAATTACCAGTTGCTTTAGATTTAGTCGCGCCAACGTAAGCGAATGAACATAAACATCCGCTGGGTTCAAAATCGAGAACCTTTTTTCCAGCATAAGAGTACCCAATTAACTGAGGACTTCTATTCGCTTCCATAATAACTTTAGCCAAATACCAACCAGTTGTTTTGAAATCCCAAATCCAGTTGACGTTATCCATTCTGACGCCTAAATCTATTTTACCTGTAAATGTAATAGGCGGTAATCCAGTTAAAAGATTTGCTTCAACTTGACTTTCAGGTTCTATAGGGCAGGAAAATTTTTGCTCCGTATGTAAAACTTCTATGTAATTACGATCATCACTGAAAAATTCGAGATACGCTTGAAATGCTTCTACTGCGGTGTTGTAATTTCTATAGTCATCAATGAATGTTTTCTTCTCTGTTTCTTTATCCCATACTTCTTTGCCGAGTTCCAATCCGGCAGAGAGTGCTTTGATGTGTGCATTCTGGTCTTCCGGCCAACCATTTTTAATAATATCTCTATGAAATCCTTCCTGAATACCATGCCAAGTAGAACCATATCGTAATGCTGTAGAGCCAAAGTCAGTTTGTAATCCCTTCTCATGTTGCAAAAAGAATTTCATCTGACATAAGCGATAAGTACTGCGTTTGGTATTATCTACGATTAATTCCATCTTTCACTCCTTAGTATAGGGGCAGAAGGTTGCTTTCTCCTGTCCCTATAAGTTAAATACATATGTGTTTAGTCGCTAACTAACATTACTCTGAGTGAAACTACCTGAAACTCTTACGAGCAATATGCCTTTTACTTCTTCACCCATATTCGCACCTGTCAAGTAGAGCAGTAACATCATGGTCTTGATCTGCAAGCTCGCAGTTACACATATTAATTAAATGAGGGGCAGGATTACTTTGCTCGATACTTAATAAGCGTACAAAAGCACGTCGAGTCGTTCTCAGTAATCAGGCCGTTAACCTTTTCCGCCCCTCAATACAAGCCGGTACTAAGATACTATCTCAGTCGCCACTTGCTTACGCATTGGCCGGAAGAACCTGAAGTTTAATGAGCAGACCCTTGAAAATTTCCTTCTCAGCTCCCTCTTCCATCGCATTGTACGTAGACATAATGTCATTCTTACTGATCTTCGGTGATGCCGGAGCTCGAACCGACCAGTTACCAGCGGCCAGACCATCATAAACTTTTTGAATAGCATCAACGGCATCTTTACCCTTCTTACCGGCAGCGGCATCGCCAAGTTTCTGAGTGAGACCATAAGGCATAAGATTAGCCTGAATCTCAGCCGGAAGAGCTGCCGCGTCAAACGTAAGAACCGTGCCCGTATCCGCTTCAGTAATCGTAAGAATATTACCCTCAATAACCTTGGCAAGTTTACGTGTGCGTTTCGTAACCGGAATCTCGGGAACAGGAACAAGTTCCGTCTCAACTGCTGCATCAATTGCTGAATTGTCTGCGCCCATACCACTTGCAACTCTATTTCTTTTAGACATATTTAATTCTCCTTTAAATCGTTAATTGTTTCAATTAAGTTAGTAGTTAATTTAAGATTACCCTTAGCTTCCTCCGAACTACCTCCTCCTTTCACTTCATTTTTTTCTAACATATCAATTGTATTCAGCACACTTTGCCGTAACAATTCTTCTAAGGTGACAGACAAGTCTATCGCCTTTTTTCTTATTCGTTTGTACTCTACGTCCGACACTCTGGCTTGAATGTGTTTCATGATCCGCCCCTTTCACAACGTCATAAATACACCATAACACAAACGAACGTAGGGTGCAAGCTTTTTATTTTAGGAAATGAAATAATTTAAGTAAAGAAATCAAGAATTTCATCACTGGTTAGGCCATTCAGAGTGTCCTCGATCTCTTCTCTTTTCTTACCATCCTTCAACATAAGGCTAATCATTCGTTCCCGTTCGGGATCAATGGATACTGTTGAGAAGCCACCATCCTGATCTCTAAAGAATGCTGTAAACGGAGCTCGAAATTTTCTTTCCAATACTACATATTGCTTAGAGTCTTTAAGAGTTTTATTGATAAAGATCTGACTTGCATGAACTGTATCAATACGAGAAAACTCTGTTCTTTCAGTCTCGAATTCGTTAGCCATAATTGTTTGTTCCTTCTTGTTAGCTACCCGGACAAAGATAGCCTGCCCTACCTCCAATTTCTTAGCTTGGTTGAACCAAACCTGTGCTATTTCACTCAAAAGTGTATCCTCCTTTTAAAAGATTCACGCTGTATTTCATCGCGTACTGACTGTGGACCATCAACAGCATGACGATTTATCAACATGTTAATTAAAGTTTTCTTATTCATTTGACCTAAAACTATTTCACAATCCTTACATACGCTGACCTTGGCATTTAAAACTTCATCATACTTCAATACATGGCTATTTTGCACTAACTCCTCATCCTTAGTCCATGTATTTCCTTGTTTCAACAAGCTAAAATATTGAACTGTTCTTGTTCGACATAAGCCACACTGCACAGTTGATCTAAGTATTTTATACTCTGGTTCAACCACTTTTTGTATCTTAATCCCTAACTTTTTAATTATAGCTAATTCTGCGGAATTAAAATCTGCCATAGTTATACCTCTCTATCAGTAAAACCAAACACTTCATATCCTTCAAGATGAACTATATGAGCATCCCAATTAATTCTCGTATCAAATCCATATGGTTCTATAGTAATATTTTGGCAGTTGTATCTATCGTTTATCCCAAACTAATCTATAGAATTTTGCAAGTAATCTATTAAATCCTGCCTTGTGTCAAAAAGTTGTACTGTAAGCATAGAATCAACCAGTATTTCTTTATGATCTCGATACTTAAATGCCATCACATTCCTTCTCAAATGAATTAAATCCTGTAATTTTAAATTGGGAAAGTAAGTTTATAGCTTTCCCTATCTTATTCAACCTTAGCATCTTCTTGACTTTCCGTACAATAAACTCTGAATCAATTGGGTAAGTGTACAGTTTACCATTGATAGCTACTTTGATTTCCCAGACACCAAAGCAATCTTTTACCTCTGAAACGATTAGCATTTTTACTCTGCTTTTACTCATCGGAGTACATTTAGTGTGAGTATAAGTGGTCCACGAACTGTAGTCATAACTTGGTCTTGTAGTCTATATTTTACGTCGCTAGTAGTACTGCCTTTTCTAAATCCGAGAACAAGTTGTCCAGTATAAATGTCATATAAAATTAAAGTATCTTTATCCACTAATGCTTGTACCATAACACCTGTACATGTACCTCGATCTTCCCACTGAAAGAACATTCCTGATTTAAGAAGATCTTTAAATGCATCAGGAAATAATTCCCTTAACACTTTATCAGCTTCTTTACTCTCATCTGCTGCTGTCCTAATCTGTGCCGCTGTTGGGCATTCGATTGGGTTTTTTCCATACATCTCTTTATATTTCCTATCCATAAGTTACTTCCTCCTTAATCTATAGCTAAATCCCAAGATGGTCTAATTTTAATAACACTGGGCATCCTTGGTTTATATCTGCTACCATACTTTTGGTACTTAATCGTAGCTGTTTGTCCAATGTAACTAGTCCTGTTGTCCCAAATAAATTGTTTAGCTTTATCATTGAATCCCTTACCCGCAGCTGCACGAAATGGTTTCTTCCACAGTGGTGATTTAAGAACAAAGGCACCAAGAGTACCAGCTGGAAACATATTCTCTTTACAATAAGATCGTTTTGTTAAGCCCATCTCATTTATTACAGCTTCATTAAAGTTCATCATCTTTTCTTCCATACCAATAACAAGTACTTCAACTTCTACAAACGGTTTACGCTTAAAGATATTCTTTTCTCTAAATGTACATCTGCCTTCTTTATAACCTCCTTTAATATCCCTGATCATTACGCCTTCATAGCCACTTGCAAGCATTTCTGCCTCATAAAGAAGTACCTCGTCAGGGGAATAAAGAAATCTCTGTTCAAGCGGTATTATCCTATTATACTGCATAGGCATTCGTTCAAGCCAGCGTTCTCTATAAGGTTTCTTAATAGAATAGTTATCAAAGACATAGAAGTGAAAGTTTGGCTGGCCGTTAAATCTCCTTAGTGGCCCGGAAGTATTGTGGAATGCATCAGGGTCTTTCGGGTTACCCACAACAATTTCGCCATCCAGTCCAGAGTACAACGGACTACTTAATTCAGCTCTAACAAAAGCATTCTGAAATGGTTTCATAGTTGATGTGTAAGGCTGATCGTATACAGTACAACGGAAGCCATCTAACTTTGGGCTACCTGCTACAGGATATGCCAACTGTTCAAGCTCGAAATTTGTAATTACATCAGTTGGTGCTTTCATTGGTCGCTTAATATTATTCATTGTCCCTCCGGTATAAGTCCCAAGAAGTCTCATTTTTGACTCTCCACCAGCCAAGCACAAAATTTATATGCCTTAAAGCTTCCCTTAAAGTGTTTCGTTCCGCATTCAGTGTTGTAGGATCATGGATTAATCCTGTTAATCGTGACTGTATAGAATGAAGCGAACCGTAGTTCAAGAACACTCTCTTTTGCTGCCACTTCTGCTTTAATGATCTAGCCATTCTTATTTTTCCTCCTTGCTTTTGCAGCGAGTTTATTCTTCTTTCTATTCTTACTCTTCTTCTTGATCTGTACCATATTTGATTCTTTCAGTGCAATCCTATCAGTCTTACTACGCCGGACACAAACAAGTTCACCTGTGATATTATCAAGTGAAGCTACTTCATTCACAGGCTCTTCTTCAGCGCAAACTGTTACTATATCTGGAAAATCATTCTTAACTTTTTCATTAAGAATAGTACTAAGATATTCTGTTGCTGCCATTACAGTGCTACTCATCGTACAAGTCCTTCGATCCGATTCTAATTAAAGTCCAAAGCCAAATAGCAAATATAGCTATCACTGCAAGGCATACGCATATACTTACTAACATTATACCATTCCTTCCAGGTAAAAAGTCAAATATTGACCTTTCTGACGATATCATCCATCTTCTTCTGTTGTTATTAATGCTTCTATATCCTCTTCAGACATACCATCCTTACGCATTAATTCCGCCATGCGTGTCTCTTCTTTACTACGACTTTTAGGTGCCGGCGTAAGATTTCCTTCCTCATCTCGTATCCAGCGATCTAAATTCGTTATATCCTTTTTATAGATTCTGACAAAATAATTACCATTTTCCTCCATCTTCTGAATCCCAACTAATTCAATTACAGAATCTGGCAGTCTCCGTTTATGGTTGAAGGCAGAAACACGCATGGATTCAGCATGCTTCTTATCTGTAGCATGGATGAATTCCTCTCCGCCTTCAATTGCTATTTTTTCAACAATATCTCTAAGTGACATAATTACTCCTTAATCAATTAATTCATGAATACAACGCATACAAAGTTGACTGGCTGTAACAGCATACGGCATCAACGCCTTTGAGAACTTGCGTTTATATGCTAATGACTCATAACCAGAAATAACATCTTTGTCACAACGCTGACATCTAAAGAAAGCTGTACAATGTTTCTTTCCTCCGAACAAAGACATTTTAATGTTATCAAAATCATCTACATATATTATATAACTCATAATTACTCCTTTGTTTTTGATACTTCAACAACTTCATACCCAAGCTTTTTACCTATAAGTTTAGTTACTCTTCCCTCAAATATGACTTTATCATGATAATTTAATAGCAGAAATTTCCACTCTTTAGCAGTTATGCGCTGGAAATAATCTGCGTATACCCAGTGACCATCGTGCAAGATACTTTCTTTTGTCATTACTTCCATGGATTCCAGCCCTTTGACCGCAGTAATTTATAGCTTAACTGGATACCCTTAATAGATCTCCCATGCGCTGTAGCGGTATCTGCAATAAAAGTAGCGAATGCGGCCATTAGGAATCTCTCCTCTACTTTATTCCAGGGTTCTCCAAAACAAGGTTTTCGTACTACCTTATGTTTCAATTCAGTCATAAGTGAATCAAATTCTGCAACACCTTCATGTGTAATATCTCCAGAAGCAACCGTCCTTAAACTATCCTTACCTTTTTTATAAGCCTCTTTAAGGGCCAAGTTTATTCTTTCCTGAATATCTGTTCGATTTTCTTGCAGTATCTGACCTGCCTCTATACTAAAATCCGCCATAGTATCTCTCCCTTTAATTTTATTTATTATTAGCTCTTTAGTCGGCCACATTTTACTTACCTCGTGTAAACATAAATTCTTTATACGCTTTACCTTTACCTCTTCTCCATTTACTTGCCTGTCGTGCTGTAGCAGGGATATGTGCAGCCTCACAAGCCTTGTTAAAGGTTACGCTGTCTTTAGAAAATTCCTTATTCGTCAGTCTTACTTTCATCCTTATACTCCTTTTTGCCGTTAAATGGGCAGTTAAAACAAAACGGTGTTGCTCCTACAGTTTGGCAATCACCATTCTGATTGTACTTTGTTTTATACCTGTATGAATGACACTTTACATAGGTGAAATTTTCTTCTTTCACTTACCACCTCCCGTGACAATAAGCTACTTCACCATTAAGTCTAATAAAGTGACTGAAATCACTGGCCACTAAAACATAGCCATGTTTACGTCTAATGGCTACTTGCCGGGAATACTCTGCGGTGTTCTTATATCCTCCGCAACTACCCTTCCAGATATTATCCGAAGCTGCGATAGGTTTGAAAAAGAAGAGAACAGCAAAGACTACTAACGCTGCGACTAAAACAATGATGTAAGACGTCCACAGTTGCTCTTTATACCTACGCTTTTCGTTCTTTTCTGCCAATCTGTCCACATTAGCTAAATACGCTTGGTACTCTGCACGTTCGTACTGTTCTATCATTTACTTATCGACCTAATTCGCTTTAAGTAATTTGAAAAAGTTCCTCTTGTAAAGTACCAGTCTGTATATACCTTTCCATGTTTTAGCCAAGAAATAAATGAAAAATCTGATCCAATTATTACTGCCTTAATAGCTACTAAGGCGCACATCCATAGACAAATCTCTTTTAGTATTTCATTCATTTTATTCCTTCCTTAAAAGGTGCTGGTCAAGAAGTTCTCCAGTTAATTTGATTATTCTTTCTTGTGCGTCTAAATAAGATGTAGGTAATAAAGTACTTGAACCATCGTACACAGTTATAGTGGATTTTTCTAATATAGCTTTAAGAGCTTCTATTCTCCACTTCCTCAACAATCTTTCACTAAGCATTTTTTACATCCTCCCAGTCATTCAATAAATGTTCATGAATTTTCGTAATCTGATTTAGTCCTGTTTCTGTTCTGGCAGTAACAGTATTACCCACACTAATTTCCAGGTCGGTAAATTCATCGAGGTTTAAGACAATTGGAAGCCATCTAAAACAACCACCTATAACTCTAAGTGGGCAGATTTTACGTTCGGGGCGGGAAGGTAGTAAAACTCTACAACAATAGTTCCGGCAAAGAGGGCACTCAGGTCCATCTTCTTCATTCCTAGGATCAAACCTTTTAATCATTTGTTCATGCTCTTCAGCTTTCATTGTTACAGGAATTCCATCAAAGTATGCTCTTTTCATTTTAATCCTCCCTATTCTCCGCTCTTTTATTAGGCACTACCTCTTCATATATACCTGTATGCTTAAACACAGTACCCGGTCCCTCATCCCAATTCATTCGCCCTTCATTTCCTGGACAGTAACTTTTAGGAATAAACATATTATAGAAATCAGATTGATAATCCCCTCCGCAGTGTGAACCGAACGAAAGACCACAGTTTCCGCATATCTCGTGCATATTTTTATCTATATCGTTTTCATACTTCATCGTTACTTACCTCCCTAAGTTTTTTCAGTTTAACCATATAAAAGAAGAATGAACCTCTATATATTCCAGATGATTCGTCTAATATTATGTTACAGGCAATGTAAGCACCATTAGATACGTCGCCCAGTCTGCCAACTGTGCCAGTTTTACCAATAAGGTCTATTCCAGGATATGCTACATCGTGTGTACCAATAGCCACAATTGTTACCCTGTCGCCTCTTTTATAATTCCTTTTCATCACATATCTCCTGTCCATCTTTACAGATTATTCTAACTTTACCATTTGTTGGTTTCCTATGCTTAACTCGTCGATAAGCAGTCTTGTATAAGAGTGACTTGACTGCACTTATCTCTGAGTAAAAGTGCATTCTTGTAGGAAATAACTCTTCGGCAATTGCTTTCAGCTTGTTATTCATCTTCTTTTTCCACCCAATCTTTGGTAGGAGCATTAACCATTCTTGTTAAGATACTATCTGAACGTAAACGATTTATTCCACAGTCTTTGCAGAAAAATTTTATAACACGGAATTTTCCTTTCTTTTTTCTTTTTCTTCATCTTCTGTTTCCTTTCCCCATTTCAAATCTCTAATGATTCTTGCGTAATACGAACGTTTTTTAGGGTTAGTGGCGTTGTCCCATTTACGGTACGGTGATCTTGCACTCTCACAAGTAAGTGCATGATTACCCCAATTTATTGGGCAAGTATCACAAGTGGCATCAGTTGTTGCCTTACAAGCAAAACAAGAACCATGCAGATTAGCCCACTCACCACCATTCATCTTCCATCCAGGCCAATCGAATTTTTCTCTTAATCGTGTAAACTTTTTATTTTTTACTATTATTATTTCTTCAGGATATCTATATAAATCATCCCACAACTCCATATGTCCTGCGTGATTGTTATTAACTGCTTCCATTTAATCCTCCCGTTTATGCAGATTTTCGTGATCTGTGGAATAAATCGTTTCGCATTCTTCTAATGAAATTGCCCTTAGTGAAAGTAAATAACTATCTGATTCAGGAAAGACAAATTCGCTTCCCTGTCTTTGCTTCCACAGTTTCCATCTCCTACTTTTTTCTAATTCTTTCCGAGTTAAATCATTATGTACCATAAATACATCAACTGGTTGCATACTCAAACTCCTTACCTCTAATTAATTCTACATATTGTTCATCTGTAAAAGTGTTTAAGTAAGTTTTTAGGCATTTGACTCCTTCAATTTCTACAGCCTTCTTATCTTTTGCATTTTTCCAAGCCCACTGCCAAGCCTCTACTTCCATAGCAAATCGAGTTCTTTCAGAGTTGTTGTCTCCCTTATGCTGAAGAACACAATGACCTACTTCATGCAGTATTGTGGAGAGTATAACTGGGGCACTATAAAATATTGTCTCTGGTAAAGGAATCTGCCGTGCTGTGTAAATATCCGGGTCTTCAGAGAAATACGGTCTTTGGCAAAAATGAATACCTCCGGGTTTCGTCATTGCCAATCCTCCTGTCTAAATTGTGGGTACCGTTCAACTCTTAAATCACTGAATATAAAAGTTTCTATCTCAAACTCTTCACCTTTCCAAGGAAGATTCTGAATAATTCTGCAATACAGTTTGTAATCATCCTTATCTACTGAAGTAAGCATTCTATGCCATGCTGATTCACTGCTAAGACAAGGAAGATAACTGTCATATTTACCTAATTCGGTCCATTGAACTGGACAGTTACTACAACTTCCTCTTGTAATTTCACAGCAAAAACAATCTGACTGGCATATAGTCCACTCACCACCATACCGTTTCCATCCGGGCCAGTAGTGTTTCGATTCGCCTGTTGTGCACATCCAGGCATACATTAACCGATGACCTATCTTTGCATTTTCACGGCTTATCATAGTTTTACCCCTTGGCTTCGGTCATAGTCTAACTGAAGTTCTTTCATCCAGCGCATAAACTTTACTGTATGCATGAGACCTCGTGCCTTCTCTGCATTGTATGTTGCGAGAACTTGAATTTCGTATTCAGTCATATTTACGACCTCCTTTGACGCTTGGTACCAGTTTGGTGTCTCTTTACCTTACGAGCTTTTCTTAGCTCTAATCGGCACCGCGCAGGTTTAGCTTGAATTCTGTTTGCCCGTCCTTTAAGGCACAGCCGATGAAATTCCCTATCATTTTCGGTACGGACAAATGCTATCAACATATTATAATCTGCAAATATATTACCCATTAGTTTTTACCCAATCTTTACCCTGCTTTGTATACTCCTGGCCTATACCAAGACCTATTCCACGGCCCCAGATTGCATGGCATATTGGACACATGATAAGCCATGCACTACCGGATTTAAGCCTACCATCGTAGAATACTTTATCAAGTAAACTGTCGCATATGTTACAATCAGTGACTTCACCGTACCAAACTATTGGCTTTTGAGATCTTTCCTCTTCTATCATTTCTGCGTAATCCCTTTTTACAGTTTCATCCATTTCATCCACCTTTAAACAGTTAGTATATATCCATTACCTACACACATAGTTCCTAATTCCATACCAAGGATAACTAAGAACCACCAACCGTCTACCGTTAGGATACCATCCTGAGTTTGTGACAGAATATCCTCCCAGCAAGCTTCTTCAACTTTGTTCTGCATCTTGCCTCCATTATTTATAAAATACAAAGTGAATCAGGTTATTCTTGCGGATTACCGCTACAAAGTCACCGTGGCAGCAGAAGTCATAAAAGATGATAACATTGAAAGACTCTTTATGACTGTTCACTAACCAATCAAACTTCCTTTCAGTAATTGTACCGCCGGGAATGTACTTAGCAACTAAACTCTGTATTGATTTTAAATCCATTTATTTCTTTTTCCCTTCCAGAAAGGTCAAATATTGACTTTTTATCTAACACCCACCGCCTTTACCTAAGCGTTTCATTGAATAGTACTTATCGTATTCTACCCATTTCTTTCGGGCTAACTCAATTGCTTTAATTTCACTAAATTCTGCCTTCATATACCGTTTAGTTCTAAGGTCGATAACTCGTAACCTTTCCATAAACATAATTTCACCTTCCTTATTACTTAATGTTAATTACTTCCTGCCCACAAATAGAACAGGCCCATTTATATTTCTCGAACGCTTCTTCCTCAATATCAAATGAACCAAGGTGTTTAACTTTACTATCTATCTTTATATGAGCAATCCATTTCTTAGTCAGCTTATGCCATGATACACCGGGATACTTAGAAGAGTATTCTTTTCTTTTATGCTGAGTATTTTGCCGGTGCGTTACTAAGCGTAAATTGTTACCTTGGTTATTCAGTCCATTATAATCCATATGGTTTATAACATATCCTTTAGGAGGTTTAAATCCGACCACTGCCCAATGCATAAAGCAAGTGTAAATGGATTTATCCTGTTGTAATAACTCCGTACTTGCGTAGTAAAGTCCTTTGGAACTACTTGAAACCAGATGCCAATTGAATTGATTCAACTGTTCAAATACATCATCATCAACTAAAGCAACTTTATCCTGCGTCAATTGTATTTCTTGCATACCCATTTCCATTCGTTTTATTTATATTATACACCCACTTTTTCCAGCCGTCAATAGTTTTTTTGTGCCTATGTAAGATTGTTTCATTGGTAAACGGTAACCGGTATGCGGTAAGCGGTAATGTTTCTGTGGGTCCAGACATCTGCGGGGATATATATTTTAAAATTTTTGGTTTATTCAGGTAGTGTTTACTACTGTTAGTTATTATATTACTATATTAATTATAATATATTATTACTAATAGATATAAGAGTATACACAGAGAAGAGCAAACACTGACAAGCCCTCCCACACTCACTGGGTAAAAGGTCAAACCGAAACCGCCCAAATGTAAGGACCCAAAGACATATTACCACTTACCGTTTACCGTTTACAATTTTACAATATTACAAGATTCGTAAAAGGTCAATAATTGACTTTTCTGAAGAACGGAAACTTACTGAATTCTCCAATCAACACAGTATTCTGTCACTGCTCCGAAGTTATTCAGCCATAACATATTGCCCTCTTTTCGATCATACTTGTCGCTCGGCTTGTTTAACCACCTAAGCCAGGAGGTTATGTTTAGTTTCCGTTTTATTTCAGAGTTTAAATGTACGGGCTAAGTTAAGTTAGTTTAGCAAGTTTTTCGATTCATTCTTCTTAGGTATGAGTAGTTGATTGCCAGTGCTTCGAAGTTACCTGATTTGATAAGTTCATCTTTTACTGCTCGCTCAGTATCTTTGAGCTTCCACTGTATATCTCTTGCTTCCTGTTTTAGATCTTGCATCTTAGTGACTAAGTCAAATATCTTACTGCTTGTTCCTAGTTGTGATATTTTACTCTGAAATTGTTCGCTCATTGGTGCTGACATATTGTACTCCATTCCAGCCCGCACACTTAACCCTGAAATATTCATGCCCTTCACAATGTACCCTTAGGTTAAGTTACTTAGTTACTTGCTTGCTTCGACTGCCGCCTGCATAAGTTCTTTCAACTTCTCTGCATCTTCGGTAGTGAATTCGGGCTGGCCAGGAATATTTGCCATTGCTTTCTTCATAACCAAACCTTCAAGGCTAACAACCTTAGAAGCTTCTCGAATTGCACTTGCGAGTGCTTTGGCCTCGGCATTTCCGGTGCTATTCGCTCTGACCTTACCAATGACACTTACTTTTCCGGTAGCGGTGAGTTCAAGTCCCATCTTAGAAGCTTCATTGTAATTATCCTGCAATGCTTGTATCTTTTCCTTTTCGTCTTTTACCGCGCTTACCGAGTCCGATAACCATTGTTTACTTCCGTAATACTTCATAACCTGAGTGTCAAGGACTTTCAAGTCGAAGTATATCAGCTTACCGCAGGGGAAACTTGCTATGGCCATGTCACCGAGCTTTGACCATGATACTTGCTTCTTTTCGTTCGCTTCGCCGTCTTTGACTTCTGCAATAACTTCGATAACTGTGGGAGCTTTAATACTCTCTTCATTGAAACCGTCGATAACTTCATTCATATCATTCATATTCTGATGTTCATTCATTTGTTGTACCCCTTTCAAGAGTCGGAATGATTGTAAGGGTACACAATGAAAGGCATGAATTCGAGTTTGCACCTTAATGAAAGGCACGAAAATTTAATTTATTCTTTTACTTTAACTTGCCTGATTGTATAATCGGCACGTGTCATAATTGCTAAATCCAATGATGAACGTACTTTAACCCATTCATTCGCGGGCGCATTGAGATATTTTAACCAAGCATCTCTTTCCTTAATTGCTCGTTCACGACTTATAAAAAGTCCAATCGGTTCACCGCATTCGTAAAGTTCCCATACATACATGTTTTTCACCTCTTTCAATTGGTGCCCTTCATTAAAGCACAAACTCGCTTGACAAGTCGTATCGTGCCGCAACTTATCCGAATAAGTTGGAGACTTGCTCAAATGGTTCAGTTCGATGCTATGGCATATCTTAGGGTCCATTCGAATTCCCTTCAATCCATGCGTAAAAACCTTACCGATTTTAAAGAACCATTTTCAAGTCCCGGTTTCCGGGGTTGATCGCCTCCTTTCAGTATTATAAGGTTGCAATGGGTGTGCCAAAGCCAGAATTTATTTTTTATACTTGTAAGTGTGCGGAATCATTGTGGAACTTAGAGTTGGTACTTTCCCGGTGGATTCGATCACCGCATCAATTCGACAAATCCTGCCGGATTGTTCGACACTTATGTCGAGTGCACATGTCGCACACCTCCGTGCTATCGTCGCACACCTTGAAGCAATCCGCCTTAATAAACTTATGTCACGCTATGCATAAGGTCATTCGGGTGTCCATGCTTATGTCAGCTGATGAATAAGTTCCGCATTATTTCACGAACTTTACCACAACCCCTGCCGCATCTTATTTTATTCCGGTGGATTTGAGGTTATTATTTATTTTCTCAGGACAATCCAATGGGGGGTGCTCGGTCATTTGCAAAACTTTCGCGGGGACATAAAGACTCCAGATTCCCCACAGAGAGAATTTCCAGAACCAAACTCTGACTTGCTTCGCAAGCACTGCTTCGCAAGCATTACATACCCAGGGGCCCCTTAATTAAAATCACCGCCTATAAAATAAAGCTTGACAACTATAAATAAGTATGTTATGGTCTAGTAAAGAATAGCAAAAGGGCAAGCCAATGGTAGAAACCTTATCACAGATATTAGACGAAACTCTAATCATGTACAATTCAGTTCTTGCCCAGCCCAAAGACTACAGAGTTCTCGTTGCATCATACCAATGCACAGCAGTAAAGGAGGACGAACCAAACTGTAAAGGTTTCGTCTCTAATCAATCTGGACGTTGTTGCTACGCTAACTTAGAACATGGGCAGAAAACTTGTTTACAGATGGGATCATTCAATGGCATTAGGACGACCTAAGAAAGAAATCGATATGGAAATTGCAATAGATCTCCTTGAACGAGGGGAATCTGTGCCAGCCATATCGACCGAACTTGGGATCAGTCCGATAACTCTTCGCTCCAGAATTGCCGACATTCAGAAGAAACAGGGCATTCTGCTCCAATACCGATCAATCCAATCCCTCCAGTTAACCGAGCTTCAGGCGCGAGTGCTTGAGGCCATAACACCTGAAAAGATCGAAGAGGCTTCCCTACGAGATCTGGTCTCGTCCTACAAAATTCTCAAAGACAAAGAACTCGTAACTGATGGTAAGCCCAGCGAAATCAAAGGACTGGTCGCTCACTTGATCTATATGGAAAAGCAAGAGACTGCGCTTGAGACTAAAACTCCTATTGACGATGATTGTATGGAAGCCGACTACACTGATAAGACGCCCGAAGTAAAACTTTCGGATCTAGATAACCAGAACTTTTAACCATGTAAGGAGGCTAACATGAGTCGAACAAGTAGGACTGTCGAAGAGGACGTAAAACTAATCATCATCCAGTTACTCGTGGGTCGTGGTGTACTTAATGACGTGGTGCAAACAGCAGAACCTATTGTTGCATACATTTTGAACGCGGAACCAACGTACATAAAGCAGTAAATAGGTCAATCTTTGACCTTTCTGACACTACCGAAGCCGAGGGCGCATAGCGAGTAAACACTGGAGAGTGTCGCGGCCGAACAGGCTCTCTGGCTTCGGTAGCCAATTTAGGTAATTCAGATGACTAACCGTATTGTTCGGCTAAACTCCACGAGACTGGCGCCTTTGCGCCTAAGTAGCCCGTACGGAGGTAGCATGGCAAGAAAATCTGAGAAAACTAAAATCTCTGAGCAACTTACTAAAATGGTAGGTGCGTCTTTTGACAAGTTTGGTTCTCCATTTTCAGGTCAGTATGTTTGTATTAAATGTGGAGTTAAGAAAAAATCATGGAACGAGTTAACTGCACATCATGTTGTTTACGAACCTAGTTATACAAAGTACTTATGCAGACGTTGTCATGCTAGAATAACTTATTTAAATACTAAAGAAGCACGAATTGATTATAACAAATTAACTAACGAACAACGATTTGCAATTTGGTACACGTTCTTAGCAGAAGAAATTAATAATAAACTGTATGATAAAATTTTAGTCTGGTTTAATAAACAGTATGCTGTGCATAAGAAACGAAATCTGAAACCGAAACAAACTGGACATACCTTAAGTCCTGAGATGACAGCGGCATTAGCCCAGGTAGCTAAGATTATTAAAAAGGAGACGGTTAAAAATGGCTAAAAGCGGACGCGGTAAAGGTGCATGTGGCGGTACGAGAAAGCAAGATGGTTCTGGTGGTGGTACAGGTAATAGAGGAACAAAACAACAACCTAAAAAGAAATAATTGTATATGAATTTAACTGAAGATATTAATATAGCAGTTGTTAAGCGATTAAGGGAGTGGAAAAATTCTGCGCTTCAATTTGCTGTAGAAGCTTTACATGTTAAACCATCGAAACAGCAGATAGAATTATTGCAAGCTGTAAGTCATGAGAAACGTATTAGTGTTAGATCTGGTCATGGTGTCGGTAAAGATGCTTCAGCTTCTTGGATTGCGTTATGGTTTTTATGTACAAGACCTTATGCTCAGGTAGTTGTTACAGCTCCTACGAATCGTCAGTTACGTGATATTTTTCTTTCTGAAATTTCTAAATGGTTACGTGGTTCACTTGTAGCTGATGAATTTGTTGTACGTAAGGATTCAATCCAGCATAAGGAAGCACCTAAAGAATGGTGGCTTCGTTTAATTAGTCCTTCAGTTCGAGCTACTAAAGAAGATCAGGCTGAAACATTAGCTGGTTTACATGATGATCACATGCTCATTATATGTGATGAAGCTTCTGGTATTCCTGATCCTACTTTTATTCCGCTTGAAGGTGCATTGACTCAACCAGATAATAAAGTTCTTTTAATTGGTAATATGACAAAGAACTCTGGTTATTTTTATGATACACATTTTAACAGTGAAATTAAAAAGCAGTGGAAATTATTTCATTGGGATTCTAGAGAATCGTCTAATGTTGATCCGTCAATGCCTGAATATTTCGCTAAGAAGTACGGCGTTGATTCGAATGTTTTTAGAATTCGTGTTGAGGGTAATCCTCCTTTACAGGATGAGAATACTCTTATTCCATTATGGACTGCGGAACAGTGTATTGGTAATGAATTTGAAGTAGCTGAAGATGAGCCTTTGTATCTTGGAGTTGATGTAGCTAGGTACGGAGATGATTCTTCTATTATACTTCCTCGACAAGGTCTACGTATTGATCCTTGGGAGACATTCAGAAAACTCAATACTATTGATCTTGGCGGATTTGTTTTACAGACGTACCAAGAACTTAGTGCTTTAGGCTGTGCAATAGATGTTATCGGAGTTGGTGCCGGTGTTTCAGACTGGCTAGAAAAACATAACCTAAAAAATCTGTTCCAGGTTAATGTAACTCTTGCATCTAGTGATATTACGAAATTCCATAGACTTAGAGATGAGTTATGGTGCAGAGTTCGTGATAACTGTTTACTCGGAAAGTATTCATTTCCTGATGTTAAAGTGTTTGGGCAAACTGAGACTTTAGGTCAGCAACTTGCAAGTGAACTTGCTTCAGTTAGATACTCATTTAATGCTCATGGTGGCTACGTAATCGAGTCTAAGAAAGATTTAAAAGCTAGAGGTATTATGTCACCTAATATAGCTGATGCACTTTGTTTGACTGAATATTTTTCGAATGAAGCAACTAAAGTATTTGCAGATAAAAAGACTGACAGTTATGAAATTGGTAGAAAGTATAGAGACATAACTCAATCAGCTGGAAGTTCCTGGTTAGGAAATTAAATGAGCGCTACGCATGTTGATGATATTAAGTATGAGATAGAGAAAGAGGAGCTTACGATTAGATATGGTGGAGGGTCTACTTACATATATTCACCTGTTACAAAACAGGATTATATTGATATATTTAAAGAGACTTCGTTTTCTAAAGGTGTGCATAAAATTATACGTAGGGGAAAAGTGGTCGGAGTTCGTCAATGAAAACAACGGAACCAATGACTGAGAAACAGAAAACACTGTTACGAAAAGCTCAAAAACAATTGAAGATAGATATAGCTGATGACAGTACTAATAGGGCATTGGCTAAAAACGATCTTGAGTTTGTTGCTATTGAGGGTGCGCAGTGGCCTGCCGGAATACGAAATGAACGCGAAGCTGAGAATCGGCCTTGTATTACTATAAATAAAATGCCGACATTTATTGATCAGGTTGTTGGTGATCAAAGAATGAATCGACCTGCGATACAAGTTATCCCAGTTGATTCTCAGGCAGATCCTGAAATTGCGAAGATTCTCGGTGGTTGGATTAAACACGTTGAGCAGATCTCTCGCTCCGATGTAGCAATCGACCACGGTTTTGAACATGCAGTTGCCTGTGGCTACGGTGCTTGGCGAGTTATTACTAAATATGTTGAAGGTAGTTTCTCTGAACAGGAAGCTTATATTACTAAGATTGATAATGCTCTTTCAGTTTATTGGGGAAAACATTCTGAGTACGATTGTTCTGATGCTCAACATTGTTTTATTGTCTCCGATATGGATAGGGATGAATTTAAAGAGAAGTTTAATATTGACCCAATGCCTTTTAAGTCTGATGTTGATGAGTACTTGCAGCCTTGGGCAGGAGAAGATACTGTTCGTGTAGCGGAGTATTTCGTTAAAGAACCTAAGAATGAAACGTTGTATTTACTTGCAGATGGTTCAACGACTACAAAACTTAAAAAGGGTGAAGTATCTATAGATAAAAGAAAAACAGATAGTTACACTATCATGTGGTATCTTCTTTCTGGTGATAGCATACTCGCGTCTAAAGAATGGGTTGGCAAGAAGTACATTCCAATTGTTCCTATTTGGGGTAAAGAATTTAATGTTGCTGGTCAAAGAGTTCTGCGTAGTTTGATTAGAAATGCTAAAGACCCACAGAGACTGTATAACTATTGGCAATCAAGTGATACAGAGACTGTTGCAATACAACCTAAGTCACCTTATATTCTTACACCTAAACAAGTACAAGGACATGAACAACAGTGGAATCAAACCAATAAAAAGAATTATCCTTACTTACTTGTTAATCCTGATAAGGATGCTCCTGGTTGGCCGCAACGACAGCCACCTCCGCAAGTTTCAAGTGCAATGGTGCAGAAACTTAGGGATAGTGATCAGGAAATTCGAGATACTGTAGGAATTCAAAAGTCTTCTCTTGGTATGCAGGGCAACGAGCGAAGTGGTGCTGCAATTAGAGAGAATAAACGAGAAGGCGATGTAGGAACATTCTCGTTCATTGATAATTTATCTAGATCCTTAGAACATACGGGAAGAATTCTTGTTGATATAGCTCCAAGTCTTTTAGATACAGAGCGTATAGTTAGACTTGGGTTAGACAATGGTGGGTTTGAATTTACTAAAGTAAACGTCGAAGGAGAGAATGGAGAAATCTTTAATGACTTATCCATTGGAACTTACGATGTTGTTGTTACTGTTGGACCTTCGTTTGAAACGCAGCGGACTGAAGCAAAGATATCTATTCAAGAATTTATTCAGTACTTTCCGCAAGCGGCACCTGTTATTGGTGATGTTTATGCTAAGATTATGGATTGGCCTGGTGCAGATGATCTTGCTGAGAGACTTAAATTTCTGCTTCCGCCAGAACTTAAAGCACAACTTGCTGCAGCGGCGGCGAAACGAGCAGGCGAGGAGGCTCCCCCTCCGGCCGAACCGCCTGCGCCGCCTCCCGATCCTGTTGCAGAGGCTAAACTGAAAGAAGCTGGAGTTAAATTAGAAGAGGCTAATGTAAAGTTAGAGCAGGAACGAGTGAAACTTAAAGAGGCTGAAGTTAAGTTAGAAATTTTAAAGGCTTCATCTAAAGAAGAATTACGCAGAGCAATTGAAGAAGTCTTAGCCGAGGGTGAAGGAGCTACTGATGAAAAAGGAATATGATGTTTTAAATAAGTTGAGTCCTGCCGCAGGTAAGGGAAAAGTGAAAAAGAAAGAGAAGTCGAAGAAATACTCTGTACTAAATAAACTTAAAGCTATTACTGATGGGAAAGGTGGTAAGACTTTACAATCAATGGCTAAGAAACGGAGGGGTCGATGAAATGAAGTTAGTAAGTATGCAATTGCCTAAAGTGTCTAAAAAGGAGATGAAGGAAAGGTGTATGCCTTCTATCGAAGATGAGGACAGGTGGCCATACGGTCTTGCAATTAGTTTCGATACTGAGCAGATAGATAAATTGCCGGCACTTAAAACATTTAAACTTGGGGATAAAATTCTGATTATGGGCGAAGCAACTGTCACTGAACTTGAGATATCTGAACGTCAAGTTACAGGAGGAAAGGATAGGACTAGACGTCATATTAGAATGCAGATAGAACAGATTGGTTGCGAAGCTAAAGTTAAAAAGAAACCTGAAAAGATGAGTACTAAAGAATATCGAAATATGAGAGAAATGGAAGGTAAGTAATTATTAGTCCTTAACCCAGCGTAAATTCGCTGCATCAAGTCATAGGAGGCTTGCGATGTTACAATCATTAGATGAAATAAAAAGTGCAGAATTATCAGTAAGTGGTGTGATTAACGGAGTTGATAACGCTAATTTGTTATCAGTAGATTCTACTGCACCAGTATCGTCACCAACAGATATTGCTGGTGCTGAAGTAATAGTAGATGATGATAAAAAGGAACTTACTGATACTGAAGTAAAGACAGAGACAGCGGAAGAAATCGCTGCTAAAGCTGCCGCAGAGGTCAAAGATGATGTGGTTGTCACTGATCCTGTGGTTAAGCCTGCTATTAAAAATGATCCGGCTAAACGTATAAGTAAACTTACGAAGAACTGGAGAACAGCGGAGCGCTCTAGAGATGCTGAAAAAGCAAGACGAGAAGCTGCAGAAAAAGAATTGCGAGAACTTAAAGCAACTATTCCTACTTCTGAAAAGCCAAATAGAGAAGACTTTGAAGATGATATAGAGTTTATCGAAGCTCTTACTGATTGGAAAGTTGAGGATAAGTTACGGATTGCACAGGTAGAGAAGACCACGAGTGCGAACAACGAGGATACACAGCAAACTGCTGCAACTGTTGGACAAGAGATTGATGATGTTTTAGAACGAGGACGAGATAAGTACGATGACTATGATGAACTCGTTTTTGCTGAGGAACTTGTCCTCCAGCAAGATGTAATTGAAACAATACTTACATCAGATATTCCTGAAGAATTGTTTTACTACCTTGGTCAGAATCCTGAAATAGCTTCCGAGCTTGGCGAAATGTCAGCGTTCAAAGCTGCAAAAGAAATTGGAAAAATTGAAGCCGATCTATTAGTTACAATTCCCAAACCTAATGTCTCGACTGAAGGAGACATTCCGGCGGATGTTGTTACTGATACTTCGAAAGTAACTGTGGTAAAACACAAGAAACTATCTAAAGCTCCGGCACCTATAGAACCCATTAAGACTGGCGACAGTTTAGAAGAAGATCCAAACCAAATGAGTACTAAGGAATACAGACGCTGGAGAGAACGAGTTAAGGAGTAAATTTAAATGGCTACTGAAAATGATCTGTTAACCCCTACAATTATTGCAAAGGAAGCATTGATGCAGCTTCTCAATCACCTTGCTATGTCTAGACACGTTTATCGAGCGTACAAGAATGAGTTTGCTAAAGTTGGGTCGACTATTACTGTACGTAAACCGAATAAATTTAGGACTACGAAAGCTCAGGCTAGAGTGAACACGAATATCATTGAGCCGTCGACCTCGATCACCATGACGACTCAGGCTCACGTTTCTTGGGCTTTCAGTTCTGTTGATTTGACTACGACTATTGAAGACTACAGCAAACGGTATATTTCTCCTGCGTGTAATACGCTTGCTAATACTGTTGACGCTGATCTTTGTGGCCTTTACACTGATGTTTACAATTACGCAGGTACGCCTGGAACTACGCCGAATGCATTCTCCATGCTTGGTGATGCTCAGGTCTGTCTTGATGATGAAGCAACTCCTGATGATACACGAGTTGGAATTCTGAATCCGACTGCAAATTGGTCACTGGCCGATGCGCTGAAAGGTACGTTTGCCTCGCAGGTTGCTAAAGATATTATGACTAAAGGCTTCCTTGGTAAAATTGCTAATCTGGATCTGTACTCCGATCAGAATATCGTTCGGCATACTACCGGAGAATTCTCTGGTGGAACTCCGTTAATGGATGGTGCTACTGTTACAGGTGCGGCAGTACTTGTTACTGATGGTTGGCATGCTTCAAATGACTCTGTTACTAAAGGTGATATTTTTACAGTCGCTGGTGTGTATGCGGTTAACCCCATGTCTGGTGTGAGTACTGGTGTTCTTCGTAGGTTTACTGTTACTGCTGATACTGATTCTGTCAATGGCGCAATGACTATTCCGATTTCTCCTGCGATTATTTACGGCGCAACTAATCCTTATTCTAATGTTGATGCTCTTCCGCTTACTACGGCTGGACTGACTTTTGTTGGTACAGAAGGTACGGCGTATGCTCAGAATATGCTTTTCCATCCTAATGCATTCGCTCTTGTTACTGTTCCGATCGAGATGCCTTCGAATGTTTGGGGTGCTAGAGAGTCTGATCCTGATGCTGGGATTAGTATTAGAGTTGTGAAACAGTATGATATTGATGCTGATGAAGAGATTATCCGTCTGGATATTCTGTATGGGATGAAAACACTTTATCCTGAAATGGCAGTTCGCTTGTGGGGTAAATAATCATGGCGTATCTGGGAAGAATTTTTGAGACTGAAGATGAGAATGTGACTATCCCTAATCCGCTTACTTTTAGCGGTGCAGTCGCATTTACAGGAAGTACATCTATAACGGCTACGGCTGTTGCGCCTGCGACTGATGATGGTCAGGCGCTTGGTTCTACTATTTTGCGTTGGAGTGATGCATTCCTCGCAAGTGGTGGTGTTATTAACTGGGATGATGGCAATATTACTATCACTCATTCCGCAGCATTGCTTACAGTTGCTGGTGGTCCTTTGGCTATTAGTGATGCCACTGAAGCTTCGGCTGATACTACTGCTGCGTTGTACGCGGCTGGTGGTATTAGTGCGGCTAAGAAAGTCAGAGTAGGTACTGACTTACTTATGGTCAGTGGAGACATTGATATGTCTGTTGCTGATACTGGTAACTACGGTATTCTTCTGAAAACTAACATAGCAGATGCACTTAGTATTCGAGATAGTGCAGCTGATATTATAGTCTTTGAGACGACTACTGGTGCTCCGACTGTTACCATTACGCCGCCTACGACTATTACTGGAGAACTTACAGCAGGCGCACTTACTGCTTCTGGAGTGTTTACTTCTTCGGGCTCTCTTTCTACAGTTGAGAAAACTCCGGTAAATGCTATTGCGGCAGTTGGTACATTAACTAGCGATGCAACTGCACCTGCTGATGCTGATACTGTTACTCTTGATACTAAAGTATATACATTTAAAACTACACTTACTCCGGTTGAAGGAGAGGTTTTAATCGGTGGGTCTGCTGCGATTGCACTAGATAATTTACTGTTTGCTGTTAACCATGCAGGTACTGCTGGTACTAACTATTCTTGTGCGGCTGAGCATCCTACTGTTATTGGTACGACTAATTCTGATACTACACAGTTGTTTGCTTCGAGGATTAGTGGTGTTGTCGGTAACGCTATTGCATTTGAGGAAACGTCGGATCACTTATCTGTTGACGCTGCTTTTCTTGGAACTACGACAGCCGGGGTAGACGGTACGGTTGGTGTAGCAAATGAGATCTCGCAGGATGCTACTTATCTGTATATCTGCATTGCTACTAATACTATTGCTGATGATAACTGGCGCAGGACTACGTTAGGTTCTGCATACTAAATTTAACTGGGGAGGGACTTAGGTCTCTCCCTATAAACAAGGGGGTTAACATGAAGTTACTTTTAGACCAGGAGTTAGTTAAACTCAATGGCGAAGTTATTAAGGATGCAAAAAATGTGTCAGCAACTCTGCGAAGTACTGCTATTGGAGCGTTACTTGCTACATATAAAGGGGAAGAAAATCTTACTGGCGCAGAGAAATTGAAACGATGGGAATTAGCTGTTAAACTTAATACTCTTTCTGACCCAGCAGATGTTACTGTGGATGAAGTTACGTTAGTTAAACAATTGATTGGTAAAGCTTACGGCCCATTAGTTGTTGGGCAAACATGGAAAATGTTGGAGGGTGAATAACATGGCGTCGAATAATAGTTTGCTTGGTTCAGGAAAATCTTATACCCCTGACAAAGAACCAGCTCCTAAAGGAGACTTCTTTGTTCCTAGGTGGATGTATCATAGAGATATTCCTGAAGGTGTTCTTGTTAGACTGGAAAGAGAATTTAATAAACTTAGTGACGATTGGGTCGATCATCCTGGTAAATGTACTTTACTTCCAGGACATGAGAAGATATATCAAGAAGTCGAACCGGGTACTGTGGACCCGGATGAAAAGACTGAAGATATGGATGCTCAAGAGACTTCTGCTTTTTCTACTGAAACAAAAAGTATCTTTGAAACTACCCCAGTTAAGTAAGTCAACATTTGACCTTTCTGCAAAGAGGTGCAGTATATGTTAGTATCAGAATTATTAAGTGCAAGCCTTAGAAAAATCGGTGCGTTAAGCAGTGGAGAAACTATTGAAACTGTAAGGCAATCCGAAGCCTTATCCGCACTTCAAAGTATGCTGCGTTCTTGGGGAGTAGTAAGTAATGCTATTTACGCTTCAATTAATGAATCAATAACTCTTACTCCAGGTAAAGTTTCGTATACGTGGGGGTCTGGTGGTGATATTACAACCACTAGACCTAACCAAATTATCGGTGCGTATATTACTGATTTCGATGGAATGACACATGCAGTCGATGTTATATCGCAGACTAGGTATAGTAATATTACGTATAAAGATACAGTTAATCGACCTTATGCATTGTATTATTATCCTGCGTTCCCTTTAGCTACTGTTTATCTTTATCCTGTTCCTGATGCCGCAGAGTATTTATCTGTTAACAGTTACAAACCTTTTGTTGAAACAGGATCTTTTGGTTTGACTACTAATACGATAGTATTTCCAGGTTACTACGAAGAGCCATTGATATATAATCTAGCTATTCGACTGGCTCCAGAGTACGGTAAAACTGTACTACCTGATGTTACTATTATTGCAGAGCGGTCACTCCGCGACTTAACCACACTTCATGCTGCTAACCGTGTCGAACCTATGTATATTGCAATTCCAGCCGGCAATGGTTATGGAGCTAGATATTCAATAAATTCAGATAGCTATAGATAGGAGGAATAATGATTACTGAAGAAGAGAGAAATGAGATTATTACTGCTGCTGTGGAGAAAACATTGCTCGCTATCCCGGAGGTTATTGGAAATCTCATGGCTAATCATGCTGCTTTGCATAAAATTAACCATAAGTTCTATCAAGATCACCCTGAGTTTGCTGATCGAAAAGATATTGTTCAAAGTGTTGTAGAGATGATTGAGGGCAAAAATCCATTATTGAAGTACGAAGAGATTTTAGAGAAAGCTGTCCCGGAGATTCAACGCAGACGTATAATTGGAGATGATATTAACGTTACTGATATGCCAAAAGAAATTCCTAGGAACTATAAAGATACTGACTTTTCACCAAATGGAGAAGTTTAATGTCTAAACCTTTCGCACTTACAATTACAGCTGAGGATCTAACAAAAGGACTTAGATCATCTGCAAGATCACCCAGGAATAGCAAGTATCTTGTGGAGTCTAAAGGAGCTGTTGGTTGTGACGGTGTCTTAGCAGCGATTAATGAGTTAACAAGAATGGATACGTCAGGGATTACTGACGTTTTTCCTTTCCCTCAAATTTTTGTCTTTACGAATATGACTATTGTATGCAGTAGCACAAAGATTTATGAGTGGATAAATGATGCTTTAGTAGAGCAATTAGAGGTTACTGCCGGTTCCACTTGGTCCGCTGTCGATTTTTACGATTATGCTTATTTAAGTAATGGTAAAGTTGCTGTAATTAGGGACGCTGGGACAGGAGATTATAGTATTACAACTGATCTTCCTGCGGTTAACTGCATGCTTAATTACAATGGTCAAGTTATCGTCGGTGCTCCTGAAGTAACTGTTATTGGAGCAAGTCTTTCCATCGTTGCAGATGTTCTTACTGCTACCTTAAGTCAGCATGGATCGTGGGTATAATGACTGATTGGAAAACATACAAGGATCGAGTTCCTTGGAGTAATATTCCTGTTGTAAATAAGAAATCCTACAACGAAGGTGATAGAATTACTACAATAGATAATTCTATATGGTCACCTCCTGGGCAAGGAAATACTCTAATCACAACTCAGCATGCACCTTGTGGCTATTGGTCTAGAGATTATATTGCAACTCCTACCCCAGTCCCAGCATTTTGGGATCAAGTTGTTACTTTAGCTTATGGTCCTGATAACAGTATTACTTCAGTTGTAAATTTTGAAATGGCAATTTATGCCGGTAGTTTCAGCCACGGAAGACTTTATATGTGGGATACGGTAGACTCTTGGGTATTAAAAGCTGATCAAATTGGCAATAGTTTTTCTATTTACGAGCTTCTTGTATTTGATGGTTCTCTTTATGCTTGTTCTTTTGTCAGAACTCTTTTACGGTGGAATGGTACTGATGCATGGGTTGCAGTAGTCACTACCGCAACTAGTCCTTTTGTTATTTTTACTATATGCTCATTTAATTTAAACTTGTGGGGAGCAGGGCAAAGTGGCTACTTAGTTGAATGGGATGGAGCTAACTCCTGGACTATTAAAGCACAGACTTCGTATAGTATTGCACAATTAATTGTTTATAACACTAAATTATACGCTATTAGTATTAGTAGTTCAACGATGTTCTTATCTGAATATAACGGTTCAGATACTTTAATTGTTAAAGCTTCAATTGCTAAAGAGGATTACCAAACTATTGGGCAAGGTTATTACAACGCTAAAAATATAACAGAATTTAATTCTTTGCTGTATATAATTCAACGTGTAGATACTACACTTACTTTATACGAATGGAATGGTAGTACTGCTTTTGTCGCTAAAGCAACTTACACTGTATCTTCAGCTCAATATAATTATAACTTGTACACAAACGGAACAAACTTATATATTTTTATTGGGGCTGAATGTCTTGTATGGGACGGAGTAGATACCCTTTCTTTGCATAGTGAACAAGATACAGGCGAGGATTTTGAAGGCCCCTGGGTTACTTTTGGTTCATACGTTTACGCGCCTTTAAAAGAATTTAATTTAGTCCGCTATGGTTTTTAATACTGGAGATAGTTATGTCTGAATGGGACGTTACTAAAATTACATATAATGAAGGTGACAGGATTTCAAGTATCACTAATCCTATTTGGGATGAGAAGCATGAATTCAGTGGTGTTCCTATAGTTAACACTTATATTCCTTGTGGGTATTGGTCTAAGAATTATGTTTCAACTTCTACTCCTATAGTAATACCTACTTATACTGTATATGGTTGTGGCAGGAATTTGTCATCTGAACTTGGTAGCACTTCTTTAAACGGTTATCCTTACGCTTATACCATTCGACCTTTATTAGGTGTAGGACCAAGTTTAAAAGTAATTGCTGGAAGTAGTCGAAGTTTTAGCATTCAATCAACTGGCATGTTATGGGGAACAGGTCTAGGAACTGCTGGTCAATTAGGTATTGGAATTGATCAATCTGCTACTGAGTGGTATCTAATTGATGTATCTATATGGTCAAATATTATTACTGGTGGGTCTTTTACTTTAGGTATTAAGGACGATAATACTTTATGGGGAACAGGTAGTAACGTATACGGGCGACTTGGTATGCTTGAAAGTGTTGCAGGTGTTGGAGAATTTACAGCTCTTTTGGGTGGTGCAGTTACAGTTGCTATGGCTAATGAATATGAGACTCTTGCTAGTTCAGGTAGTACTTATGGAACTGGAAGAAATCAGTATGGAGATTTAGGTATTGGTAGTCAGTCTGCTTCATACGGGTTTGCTGAACTTCCCCATATATTTGTTCAAATGGCTGGAGGACTTCAGCATATTGTCGGAATAGATACTGATGGAAAACTCTGGGGTGCAGGAAGAAATAACGTGGGTGAATTAGGTTTAGGTCCTGTAGCGTATGATGAAAGTCCAGAGGGTTTTGATATAGAGAGAATTTACACTGAATTTGAGCAACTAAGTGCAGATACTTGGACAAAAGTATATTGCGGAACTGGTTGCACTATGGCACTTAAATCTGATGGTACGCTTTGGGGTACAGGATACAATAGATGGGGTCAATTAGGATTAGGTCATGGAGATCAAGTAAGTTATTTTACTCAAATGAGTCCGGCTACTTGGATTGATTTCTCTGCGGGATACGGTCATACTCTTGGAATTAAACCAGATGGGACTGTATGGGGAACAGGATTGAATAGTAACTATCAATTAGGTACAGGTTACGGTGATACAGATAACAGATTTTCATTTATTCAGTTAACGGATGGAACAGATTGGATCGGGGTTTCTGCCGGATTGAATCATTCATTATTTCATAGAACACTACAGTAAAGGAGAAATAAAATGGCAAGTACGCTATCTAATAAAATAAAATTTTTACTGGCAAGTAAGGCTATCGATTTTGCAAATGATAGTTTTAAAATTATTCTAATGACTACAGGATTTGTCTTTGACCAAGATGCACATGAGAAGTATGCTGACATTTCAGCTTCTGAACTTGCAACTGGTTATGGGTACACTCAAAATACAAAAGTACTTGCGAATGTTTCAGTTACTGAAGATGATACAAATGACAGGTGTTCAATTACCTGGGATAATGTGCAGTGGACAGCAAGTGGTGGTTCTATTGGTCCTTCACCTGGAGCAATGATTATTGACGATACTGTAACTAGCCCAATTGCAGATCCAGTTGTAGGTTATATAGACTTTGGTGGAGAGCAAACGCAGGTTGATGGTGGAATAGCAACAATAGCTAATCCTGAAGTTAGACTTACTTAGTTCATCAGAAAGGTCAATATTTGACTTTTTACCTGGGGATATATTATGGCAAATGAGATAGCAAATTACGCTAAAGGTATGCTGTTAAAAGGGCAAATTAGTTCTTCTGATACCTTTAAAATAATTCTAATGAAAAGTGGATTTGTTTTTAACAAGGATACACATCAAGATTATGCTGACGTCTTAGCAAATGAAATAGCCAATGGTAGTGGATATATTACCGGAGGCGTAACTCTTTCTGGTGCCACAGTAACTGTTAGTATTACTTTAGATGCAGCAACTCTTTCGTGGAGTATTCCAATATGGACTGCGAGTGGTGGATCGTTCGTTGCGTCAGGTGCTATTATTTACGACGATAGCACGGCTACAGGTGATGGTGATGACTATACAGATGCTATTGTATCATATATAGATTTTGGTGGTGATATCACTACAGTTGCTGGGCAGCTTTTACAAATCACTAATACAAATATTACATTAACTTAAGGAGTAAATAGATGAAATTATCACTTGGAGTAAGAACGTCAAATGTGACAATTGCAAATGCTTGTTGGGAAATTAGAACTGGTTCAACTCCTGGAAGAGTTAAAGTATTTGAGATTGGCATTACTCTGGCTGCAGCAACTGCATCTACGTTTGGACTTGGGCGACCGGCAGCTATAGGAGTAACTCCTACTTCTCCTATAGATTTTCAAGTAGAAGATCCTAATGACGTATTAGCTACTGGAGTTATTCAGTCGGCATTGGCTTGGGGTACTGGGCCAACGGTACCGGCTAATTACCTGAGGCGCTTCACGCTTCCTGCTACGGTAGGAACTGGTATCATATGGACATTTCCTGAAGGGCTTGTTATTCCTGTTAGTTCTAGTCTTATTATCTGGAATATATCTGCTACTGGCGTTGCTGATATGTATGCTGTTGTGGGGATATAACGTTAGTAGAGGGAGCCTTTCATGTCTACCTTACTTAATTCGAATAAAATATTTCAGGGAAAACTAGCACCCTTACCCGCAGTACGTCCTCCGCAACTTATTGGAAGTACAATGGGCAATACAGTTTCCAACGGTAGTTGTTCACTAGTTGCTACGGGTAATGGTGTTTATAGTCTTACTACGCCTCGTGAACGCGACCCTCTTTTAGATATTACTTTTGACTGTGCAGGAACATCGGCGCAAGGAGTCGAAGCGCAGGGCAAATTAGTCTTTACTCTTTCTCAAGAGGGAATTTGGGCAGCGATAACAATTGATGCTTCGGCTGATATCCCAACCGCAACAATGTCCCTTCTTGGAGATTATACTACAGGCGTAGTTGTGAGCGGATTACTTTCCCTTTCTCTCTCTTTATTCCCTACGGGTATAATCCATTTTGCAACTTCAGTAAAATTTAACTGGGTTAAGTGGTCTAAAATTGGAAGTCTTGATTTTACTATAGATAGAAGTAATATTGCTGGCGAGCGCCCATTAGATTGGAAGGGTAGAGTTTATGCTTTATTACAATTGCAGAATAAGATTGTTGCTTATGGGGAAAGTGGAGTTTCTTTTTTAATTCCTGTTAATAACATATTTAGTTTGGATACTATATATCGTATAGGTTTAAAGGGTAAGCATGCTGTAGCAGGTGATAAGCATAAACATTTCTTTATTAACTCATTTGGTCAGTTGTGGAAACTTTCTGATGGAATGAAATTACTTGATTACTCTGAATATTTGTCAGAACTGAATGCTAATGTTGTTCTGTCTTACGACAAATATAATAATTTGCTTTACATTTGTGATGGGTTAGTAGGATATGTTTATGATGTTGCCACTGGTAATCTTGGCAGGTGTCAACCAAACATTACTGGATTTGATTACCAATCTGGTATACAGTATGTTGCAGCATCGGATACAATCACTACTGACCCATTTGAGATTTGCACTGATATCTATGACGCGGAAACTAGATCTGGTAAAACTGTGTACTCCTTAGAGTTTGGAACGAATTTACTAACTGGTTTGTATGCTTCTATAGATTACCGTAGAGCAAAATCAGATACGTTTTCTCAAACTCCCTGGTATTCTGTTTCTTCCTATGGGCGTGTGTTTATTACTGCTTGGGGCAGAGAATTTCGTATCCGAGTTAAGACTTTAGTTTATGAAAGTTTTGATCTTGACTATATTATAGTGAATGGAGTTAATGATGCTTACTAATAATTTTGTCTATAAAGTTCTCGCAGCTCAGATACCTGCATTTTGGGACGCAATAAAGTATGCTTGTGTAAAGGCTGATGAAATTGCTGTAGTTGATATGCCGAATTACTTTAATACCTTACTGCAGGATCTTCTCGGTGATAAAGCGCAGTGTTTTATTATTCTTGATGATCAGCGTATTTTGCATGGAATTACTATTACAAGAATTATTATTGATAAAGTAGTAGTAAAAAAATATTTAGACATTCAAGTTTTATACTCTATGCGCGAGATAACTAGTGATGAAACAACTAAATACTTTAAAATTTTACATGAATTAGCTGTCAAAGAGCATTGTTTTGGAATTACTTTTAATACTAGAAACCAAAAGATTATGCAAATGGCTGAATGGGTTGGTTGTACTGAGCAATACAGAAAATTCATTTATAGGTTAGGAGGTAAGTAATATGGGTGGTGGTGGTGGAACAAATCCTAATACTACAACAAGAATTTATTATGCTTCTTATATTGAAACTAGGCACAAGAATTTTTTAGACACTGTTTATAGTTCTCGTGTTGCAGTAATTAATGATTCTCCTTTTGAAAATTATACTGATATTGAAGTTGACGATGCGTTTTTCGGTGCTGGATATACAATAGCTAGCTTTCCTTCGTTATATGATATGTACGGGAAGTTTATGGCTGGTCTTGATGTTGAAGCTTTATGGTCTCAGATATTTGAAGGTACTGTAAATTCTTCTGTTGTTTCTGACTTGATTGTGGCTGAAGGAGACTTGCTAGATGATGAGATTGAAGATATCTCAGTTCCAAAACTACAAGTAGGTATGAGAGATGTTAATTCTGTAATGAGTAGTTCATTTGTTGTTGGCAAATCTCTTATTGAAGATAGTAGAACAAAATTAATTGCTAAGTTTTCAGCAGATTTAAAATATAGACTTATTCCTGTAGCGCAGGCAAGATGGGAAACGCATCTTAATTGGAATAAATTAGTTATTGGTACCTATGCTGAGATTATGAAGTTATACTTTTCAGCTAAGACTGATGTAGATGAAATTAATTATTCAATGGCAGCAAAGCATAGACTTTGGCCGTTTACAGTTCTTGATTTTGAACGTGCTGCTTTAGGTGCATTGCAAGGAGCAATCAGTGAGAAGTCTGATGTTGCTGGTGCTTCTAGAACAGCAAAAGTTCTTTCTGGTGCGATGAGTGGTGCTGCTATGGGAGCTATGGTAGGTGGTAGTGTGAGTGGCACAGTAGGTTCATTTGGTGTTACAGGTGGAACAGCGGCTACAAGTACATCCGCAGCAACTGCTGGTTCGTACAGAGGTTCAGGTGCAATTGTTGGTGCTGGTCTTGGTGCCGCAGCAGCATATTATTATTAGGAGTTGTTATGGGAAATCAAACTCAACGAATTTTGTATGCTCCATATATTGAAGAGAGACATGAAAACTTACTAATTACAACTGCAAATATTAGAAAAGCTATTGTTAATGACAGGCCTGATTTTTTATACGAAGAACAAGAAACTAATAATGCTTTTCTAGGAATCGGATATGCGATTTCTGATTTTGCTGCTTTATATGCTATGTTTGGTAAATACATGTCAGGATTTAATATTGAAGTTTTATGGGACAGAGTTTTTAATCAGCAAATGCAATCTCCTGAAATTACCGGTACTATTAAAGCATCATTGGATATTAAAAATGATACAATTTTAAATGCTGAATCTAAGTATTCTTTAGATATGAGAAGTATTAATTCAGTTGCGTCAAGTTCTTATGTGATTGGTAAAGCTAAAATAGAACAAAATCGTATTAAACAGTTGGCTACTATCAGTGCAGAATTAAAATTTAAACTACTTGAAGATAATAGTAAAGGTTTTAATGCTGTACTTAACTGGAATAAAAACTGCATACAATCTTATGGCAAACTTATGCAGGTATACTACTTAACAACTTCTGCAGGAGATGAAAGGAATGACCATTTTAATATAGCCGATAAATTGTGGCCATTTACTGTTTTAAAGTATGAACGTAAAGCTTTAGGAACAATGCAACCTCCAATACTTCCAAGGATAAAGCATAAAAGAAGTAGATCTACACTGTCTAAATATTTATTAATTGCAAGTTATACGTGGCAGGGTGCTTATTTGGGTTCTTCTTTTGGGCCTTGGGGTACTGTTATTGGTGCTGTTATTGGTTTTGTGATTGGTGTTGCTATAGTAATGAATGAGTAAGGAGAATATAATGGCTATAAATTCTGTGCAAAATATGAATAATTTACGACCTAAAAAGATAAAGAAGGATCCAGATATATTGGATTCTAATTGGCTACGCGCAATGACTCCTAGAAGTGATGCGAATATAAAACCAAAAGCATCTTTAGCACTGCCGTCACCTGTAACTCCAACTGTGGAGAGTCCTGCAAGTATACCTGCGGCTAGTGCAGATACTCCTCCTACTGTTGAATCTACTGCGCCTATTAAGCAAAGTAATGCTGTACCAATAACTAAAACGCCTAAAAATTTGTTAGCCACTCCAGGTTATTGGGGACAAAAGGTCGGAAAAACTAACATACCGCTTGATAAATTTGTTCAACTAGCTGGCATGACTAGTCAGGCGCTTGCTCCTGATAGTTTTGGCGGAAGACTTGGTAAGCAACTAGCTGCTATGGGTAGTCAAGCTGTTGGTGAGCGATCAGCAAGAGCATATGCAGCAGAACAAGAGGCATCTACTCGTGAGTACGAGGCACCAAATAAATTACTGCAACAACAGTTATTAAAAGCTCAAATAAATAAAATAGAACAAGAACAACCTAGTAAATGGTCTGCGTATCTTGCTGATCCAGAAGTACAAAAGATGTCTGCATTGGATAAATTACGAGGTTTTACTGATGTAACTACAGTAAAGAAAGTAACAGATGAAATACCGACTAAGTATAAAACATACTATAAAGGACAAAAAGCTTTAGGTAAAGAGGATGTTGAAATAGATAAAGGTTACTTTGATAGAGAAGTTAAGAAACAACTGCAAATAATTGAAGCAAAAGATGAGCCTACTACTACAGATATTGCAGAAGTAGAAGAAAATATTTTACGTTATAAAGATCAACCTGAAATGGCACCGCAAGTTGCTTTGTTTAATAAATACTCTAATGCTAATTATACTTATGAATCTGAGGACATTGCAAAACCAAAAACTCTATTCGGTATAGATGTTCCTTTTACTGAAACAACTGACACACAGTGGGTTAAAGTTCCTAAGGGAGAAGAAACAGTTGCAGATAAAGGTGAAAAAGTAGTTCGTAAGAGGTTAGTTCCTGCGGGCGCAACTACTGGTACCTATGGTGGCGTTGCAGCATATACATTCGATCAGAAAACTTTTTATGACAGAAGTACTGGAGAGGTAATAAAATAATGCGCGAGTGGATTCCAGACAAGGCACAAACTGAACAAGAGAGTCCTGCATGGATTCCTGATGAAGTGCAACCTACTGAGTTTGATACGATTGTACAAACTCCTATGGCTACTGTTGCTCCTGTAACTACGGTGACGCCTACATCTGTAAGTACTCCTCTAGTTCAGACAGAGCGTGCACCGGCTTATCCGGAGACGAAAGAACTTGTTCGTAATATTTTATTCGG